GCAATAACTTCAGAAACATTTGAATTATTTTTCTTGAATGTAGGATCTATAGATGACTTTTCAACACCAAAAGCCATAGCGATTTTTTCTACATTGCCTGCATTAATTAAAGTTTTACTGCGCATATAATCAGAAATAGTACTTTTTGAAATACCAGTTTTTTCAGATAATTGTACTTGTGTTAAACCTTGTGATTTCATTAAATTTTTAATGTTTGTGGCAATTTGTTGTTTTAATTCTAAGTTTCTATCCATAGTTTTTATTCCTTTCAAGAAAAATTATTTATAACTACATTATATAGGTAGATAGTAGGGAAATCAAGAGGATTTTCGGTAAAAATCGGATTTTTTATAAAAAATACGAGAAAATCCGTTTGACATTCCGAGAAAATTCGGATATAGTGTAATTAACTTCTTAAAGAAAGTGTGGTGAGAAAGTGAAACAGAGCATTAGATCAGCCAGAATAAATATTGGTTTAACTCAAACAGAAGCTGCAGATAATCTTAAGATTAATGTTGATACTTTATCAAAATATGAACGAAATAGTTCTAAGATTACCAGAGATTTAATTTTAAAAATGGAAAAATTATATTACGTTGATGCAAATCATATTTTTTTTGGTGACGAATCCGAGTTTTATCGGATTAGACGTAAACAAAGAGATGAAAATTACTCAGACAGAGAGGAGTGAAAAAATGCCCAAAGTAATAATACCACCGACGCCGGAAAATACTTTAACAGGTAATGAGGTGTTTGTCAGACCGTTATACGCAAGAGCTACTAACATTCATAAACTCTTTGATTTTAGTCAATCTACAACTTATAACATTTTGCGAGATTATGACGAAGATAATCAAGGGATTGAAGATCTATACATTAGTTACTCTGGAACAATGTGTCTGATTGATATTGAAAAGTTTGTAGCATATTTGAAAACTAGACACAAAAAACATTTATAAGGAGGGATAGCATGAATGTAGCTTTAGCAATTTTAACAGGAGTTTTAGTAATGATGCTGTCATTAGTATTTACGAATGACTTCGCTCATTTAACAGTAATCTACTTTGCAACATTTTTTGTAACATATCTTTGGTTCTGGCCAGAGTTTTTCAAGGCAATAAAAAAGACCGCTAAGCACGGCAATGCTTAACAGTCGAAAGTATATTTGTGTAATTAGTCAACACAAGTATACCACCAATTATAGGAGGTAGACAAGATGTATTACGGAATAGGAACAATTAAAAGTAAAAAAATCGAGTTATTAGGTTTTAAATTTAAAATTAATTTATATAAACACGAAGATAATATAGACGTCACTTTAGTAGATGAAAACAATGTATTTATAGATAGTATTCAAATCTATGATGAATATGCAGGTATTACTACAGCGCAAGAAATATTAGAACAATCTGCTTACACATGGATAGAACAAAACACAGATGAAGTAGATAGAATTATGAATCGGGTGATGCAGTGGTGAAAGAAGTAATCACATACATCATTAAAGCTAGAACTGATTTTGATGATTTATATATTTATAACAAACCATCTGGTAATAATCCGAAAGTTATATACACAAATGAAAAATCAGATGCTAAAGAATTTAACGGTATGGAAGAAGCTTCCATTGATATGACTAAACATAAAGCGATAAAGAAAGTATATCCAGCATCATATTTTGTAGATATGGAGGTAGACAATGAGTTTTCAGATTAAATCAGCTAAAGACATGAACAAAACCACTGTTACTTATCTTATATACGGAGAACCAGGCAAGGGTAAAACACATACGATTAATTTTCTTCCTGGCAAAACGTTATATATAAGTGTAGATAAATCAGAGAAACCACTCGAAGGCAATGAAAGTATAGATATTTTAGATTTTAATACCCACGAAGCATGGAAAGAGTGGGGAGAACTTACTAAATATTTGAACGATGAAGATTTAAGTATGTACGACAATGTCGTAATAGATAATATTTCTGAACTATTTAGATCAATGCTAGCAAACTTAGGTAGAAATGGTCGAAATAACAGAACGCCAGAAATGGCCCATTACCAACAAGTTGATTTTTTTACAATTGATAGTTTCCGTTTTTTACAAAATTTAAATAAGCGCTTGGTATTTCTAGCGTGGGAAACTACGGCAGAACATTATACAGAAGGTGGACAACAATTTACTCGAACTATGCCAGATATCAGACATACGATTAGAGATAATGTAGCTGGTTTGTGCCAAGTAGTAGCAAGGTTAGTCATCAATGAAGAAACGGGCAATAGAGGTTTTATACTAACGCCTAGCAATACAGTGTGGGCAAAAAACCAACTCTCACAAGACAAACATTGCAAACAAGATGAATTGTTTCAGTTAGGTAAGGACGGTGAAGAGTGACATGTTTAAATTACACGATTACCAATTAGAACTGGTGAATAAGGCTAGAAATTTAATTATGGAAAATCAAGGTGTGCTTATTCAGTCACCTCCCAGGTAGTGGCAAGTCAGTAATGATTGCAGAAGTCGTTAAGAAAGCAGTTGAGAAAGGTGGGCACATATTATTCATTGTCCATCGTAAAGAATTGATTATGCAGATAACACATACCTTAACTACACATGGCGTTGATTTGAATCATGTAGATATACTTTCGGAGAAGAGAGCGAAAAATATACTACAAGAATTGACACCACCGACTATTATACTAACTGACGAAACACATCACAGTAGAGCAAAAACTTATACAGAAATATATGAGTACTTTCCTAAAGCCTTACGTCTAGGATTTACTGCTACTCCTTGGCGTTCAAATGGTAAAGGTTTTACAGATATATATAACGAAATGGTTGAGGGGCCGAGTGTTGAGTGGCTAATAAATAACAACAAACTAGCCGATTATGAATACAAGAGTATTGTAATGGCAGATACTTCTAAATTGAAAAAGTCATCACGAGGAGATTACACAAAAAAATCTATGGACGAAGCAATACCTAAAGCCATATATGGGGATATCGTAGGTAACTACAAGAAGTATGCAGACGGTCAAAAAACTATATTATATGCCACAGTGTTGAAGCTAGTAAAGATATAGCTAAAGAGTTTCAAGAACAAGGTGTCACTTCTGCTCATGCAGATGCTAATACAAAGAATTTAGAACGTGAACAAATAATGCAAGATTTCAGAAACGGGATTATCAAAGTATTATGCAATGTTGATTTAATTAGTGAAGGTTTCGACGTACCAGATTGCACTTGTGTAATTCTAGCTAGGCCAACGGATTCATTAGTTTTATTCATGCAACAAGCTATGCGCTCAATGCGTTATCAACCTAATAAAAAAGCATTGATTATAGATCACGTAGGAAATTACGCAAGACATGGACTGCCAGATACTAAGCACAATTGGAAAAAGTATTTTAACGGCATTAAGAAAAGAAGTAATAAACAAGATGCCAATGTAATAGGTCTAACGTCATGCAATGAATGCTTTGGTGTTTACGATAATACTTTACCTGCTTGTCCTGAGTGTGGTCATGAAAATGAAACAGTAGCAGAAAGATCGGAGTTAAAAAAAGTAGATGCTGAGCTCACTGATATCAAACCTTTCAAGGTAGATTACACACTAAAAAGATACAGCAAAGAAAATATTTCACAGTCAGATTTAGAAACATTAGAAGATTATTATTTATATGCAAAAGCAAATAACTACAAAGAAACATGGATTAAATTTAATTATCCAGCATGTTCAAGAATGAATTTCCCACAGTTTTACTCAGAAATTAAACCATTAAGAGAAAAATATAAACATTAAAGGAGCAATTAATTATGACATTATTTACAACAGATTATTCAAATATCGAGGAAAACAATCAAGACTTTGGACCACTTCCAGAAGGTGAGTACGAAGTAGTAATCAAAAACGCATCTGAGCGTTCAACACCAAATGGTAAAGAAGAAACGCAATTAACATTAGTAGTTCGCAACGACTTAACTAAAGTACCAGAACTAGCAGAACAGAATGGAAAATATGCAAATCGTCACATCTTTGTAGATGAGTGGAAACGAGATATTGACGGAGAATATAAATACAAAATGGATAACTTCATGCACTACTTAAATGGTGTGGGTGTGCCAGAAGGTACAAAAGTAGAAAGTTTTGAACAATTACTTTCTATGTTCAGAGGTAAGCCAGTAAGAGTTTTTGTTAAACAAGAAGAAAATGAATATAAAGGTAACAAACAAACGGTAAACCGTGTAGCGCCTTGGAATTTCAAAAATACTAAATACCCACAAGTGAATCATGAGTGGAAAGAAAAAGATAAAGACAACAAGCAATCTAGCAATCCATTCGAAGGTAATGGTCCTATAGATATTCAAGATGATGACCTTCCATTTTAAGCAAAGGATGATTTAAATGTATAACAACATTCCAGATGAATTAAAACAACTTGATAACTGGTGCGTGTGGAAATTTCAAGAACGCAACGGTAAAAAAACTAAATTACCCTTTAATGCAGTGACTGGAGAATTTGCTAAATCAAATGACAAAAGTACTTGGTCTAGTTATGAAGCAGCAGTTAATGCAGAAGGTGTCGATGGTATAGGGTTCTTCTTTGAACCCCCATACCTAGGCATTGATATAGATAAAATAGATGATGATCTTCACAGATACAGACATGGAGATAAATTGGACAACATTGTAAGTGAATTTAATGAAGCGTTTAAAAGTTACACAGAAGTAAGCCCTAGTGGTACTGGATTACACATCATTGTAAAAGGTAAGATACCAGGCAGTCGCAGACGTAAAGGCAACATTGAAATGTATGATAGCGGTCGATTCTTCACAATGACTGGTAAACAGATTGGTAAATACTCTGAAGTAACAGAAACATCTGAAAGAGTATTCAAAACAATTTATGATAAATACCTTCCCGACAATACAGTAAAGTATCCAACACAAAATAACTATCAGCAAAATATCCACAACTTATCTGAAATTGATGTGATAAATGAAATATATAAATCGAAACAATCAAAACTATTCGATGATTTAATGAAAGGTAATTTCGAACCATATTACAATTCTCATTCAGAAGCGGACATGGCACTAGCAAACATTCTAGCATTCTGGTGTGCGAAAGATTATTCGCAAATGGATAGCATATTCAAACAATCAAATTTATATAGAGATAAATGGGATGAAAAACGTAAAAACTCAACGTATGGGGAACAAACGTTATTCAAAGCAATCAATGAAGCGAATAACATCTATACACCTAAAGAAGAAAAAGAATCATTACGTTATGCATTAAGCCACATTTTTGATACTAAAGAGAAAAAAGAAGAATATCCAATTCGTAGCTATGATGATACTGGTAATGCAGATCGCTTCATAGATAGATACGGAAACTTATATAAGTTCAGTTATGTAGAAAAGAAATTCTATATCTATGATGGGACCAAATGGACATTAGATGATAGAGGTTCTATACGTAAACTTATTGATGAAATGATTGAGAGTATGAAAAATGAAAAAATCATCCACAGTGAGGGAGTTACTGAAGAAGAAGCGAAAGAGTTCTTTCAAAAGTTTTATAAAAAAACTAGGGGTACTCAATCGAAGAAAAACATCACAGATGAATTGAAACACCGTAGACCTGTTACTCCAGATAGCTTTGACAAAGACGATATGCTACTAAATGTATCGAATGGATATATTGATTTAACAAGTCGTGAACTATACAAACACGATATAGATAAAATGTTTTCACAAATAGCGAATACTGATTATTCAGAAAAAATGCAACCTGCTGTATGGTTAGATTTCTTAAACGATATCTTTGCAGGAGATAATGAAGTTATTAGATATATTCAAAAAGCGTTAGGTTACTCATTAACTGGAAGTACAAGGGAGCAAGTAATGTTCATACTTCATGGTAAAGGGCGTAATGGTAAGAGTATATTCGTTGAAACAATCGCAGAGATACTTGGAGATTACTCGAATAATATGCAAGCTAAATCATTAATGGTTAAGAAGAACGACAATGTAAATACAGATATTGCCAGATTGAGCAAAGCAAGGTTTGTTACATCTTCTGAACCTAACGAAGGTTTTAGATTTGATGAGGGATTAATTAAACAAATCACTGGTGGAGATAAAGTTACAGCGAGATTCCTATATGCAGAAGAATTTGAATATACACCTAAATTCAAAATATGGGTTTCAACAAACCATAAACCAATTATTCGTGGAACTGATGATGGTATATGGAGACGTTTAGTATTAATTCCATTCGAAGTACAGATACCCGAGGAAAAAGTCGACAAAGATCTAAAGTATAAATTATTAAGAGAAGCACCTGCAATACTTAATTGGATGACAGAAGGTGCATATATGTGGATGCGTGAAGGATTAGAAATGCCAGAGAAATTGAAGAACGCTGGTCAATCCTATCGTACTGAAATGGATGTTATCGAACAGTTTATTCAAGAAGAATGTATAAGAATTGAAGGCGGTCGAGCTAAAGGTAGTAGGCTTTATGATTTATATAAATCATGGGCAGATGAAAACAGTGCTTACAAAATGGACAATAAAAAATTTGGACAAAAAATGAAAGAGAAATTCAAATCTAAAAAAATGAATGACGGTATTAATTATATAGGAATAGAAATTCCAGAGAAAATACCGGGCTTAGAATCAGTCCTAAAATAAGTGAATAGTGAAGGGTAAAAGTGAAGGGTAAAAATTACACTTTTAACCTTGTAAATGCTGTCATATCAAGGTTTTTATTTCATTAATTTTAAAAGTGAATAGTAAGTGTTTATAAAGTAATATACAAAAATAAATAAGTATATAAATATATGTGAGACTTTTATAAGCGTCACCCTTCACTTTTTTGGTGAAACTTAGAGCGCGTAAGGTTTGAAGGCTATTTTACTATTCACTTTACCCGTCACTTTGTGGAGGAAGTCATGAAATCAGAACAAACAATACAAAATGAAATTATTATTACTGTTAATAGATTAGGTCACAGATTGTGGAGAAGTAATGCAGGCAAAGTTATAACGAAAGACAACCGAGTTATTCAACTATTCCCCAAAGGGTTTCCCGATACAGTAGGATTTCGTAAAACAGATGGCAAGATAATATTTATAGAAGTTAAAACAGATAAAGGTCGATTGAGACCAGAACAAGAGAAATTTAAAACGTTCATTGAAACACAACCTGTTTTATATGGAGTAGCGAGAAGTGTCGACGATGCAATAAAAATCATAGAAGGTGATTCCAATGAATAAGGAGATTGTAACAATCAGATACAACGTTTATGTAGAAAAGCGTGTGTATGTTAATCAACACGATGATGACAACACAGCTACTGAAAAGTTAAGCAATCAGATGTGGACGAATAAAGATGAATACATGGACGCTAAACCACTAGAATTTGAAGAACCGAAAATTATAAGTAGAGGATATTAGGAGGACGAGAACAATATGGCATTACAACGTGTGAAAGATAAACATGGGGAAATATGTTTTGTACTTGATATTGGAATTAAGCAGCATTTAATACCAGTGGAAGATTATAAATTGGCAAAAGAATTAGGGATGGATCGCATGACGATTAGAAAGCACATTATTAACGGACCAATTAGTTTTAAGAAGTATGTTGAGAGATATCAACGAGAAAAAGAAGGTATCAGACGTTTAGCTATAGAAGACAGAGAGCGTGAAGAACGCAGACTAGCAAGAATAGAAGCTAAACAACGTAAGGAACAGGAACGCCTGCAGATGATTGAGGATGCGAAGTGTAGAAGTAAATGGTTCGAACATTTAGCAGAGAACGACATTTTTCCAAAGGTGGTTAAGTAGATGAAGATTAGAGATTTAAATTTAGATGATTACGTCATTGTGTATGACATTGGTAAGAGTGAGAATAGTGAAGGTATGACGGTTGTTGGCAGAGTGGATGAAATAGTGTTCAATGATGATAACGACAATTTAGCTACTATCAATTCATTAGGTAACTTGTACGATATCAGAGACAATAATGATTTTGAGTTATGGAGTAAGAGTATTGAGGATAAGACGGAGAGTGTGAGTGAAGTGAGAATAAAAGATTTGAATTTAGGAGATACTATCCAAATTCCAAACGGAAAGGTTCCTTTAGAAGGTAAAGTGACTTCAATTAGTGACCAGTTAGCAATTGTAGAAATACCTATAGTCGGTCATCGATTTATATCAGATGAATCAGATTTCAAAAGAATTAGAAAAGCTAGCAAACCATTAGACCCTAGTAAGTGGTTAGAGAAAGCTATTGAAGATTCAGAAGAATATATTAGTAAAGTTAAATCCAACGACTTACAACAACGTAAGCGTAACGACACAGTAAACCACCCATCACATTATAACTACGGAGAGATAGAAGTGATAGATTTTATAGAGCAGGTAACGAAACAATACAATGCTAACGTAGCTTATCACATTGGCAATGCCATAAAATACATTGCACGCAGTCCACATAAGAATGGTAAAGAAGATGTGGCTAAGGCTAAGTGGTATATCGAACGTGCATTTGAGAATTGGGATGTGAAGTAGATGATACAACTTTTAGAACTATTCGGTGGGATTGGAGCGCCTAGAAAAGCGTTACTGAATTTAGGTTATGAACACAAGGCTATTGATTATGTGGAAATAGATGAAAAGTCAGTTAGAACTTATAACGCTTTATATGACCACTTACACAAACCGCAAAGCGTAGTCAATTGGAATTTAAAACCAGACATATTAGTACACGGTAGTCCTTGCCAAGATTTTAGTAGAGCTGGAACAAGATTAGGTGGCAATGATGAAGATAAGACAAGATCGTCATTAATGTGGGAGACAATTCGTATTATCAAAAATATGGGTGAATGGAAACCTAAAGTGGTTGTATGGGAAAACGTTAAAGGTGTACTTGCTAAAGATATGATACACAACTTCAAAAAGTATTTTGTCGAAATGGAAAAACTAGGTTATGTGAGTAACTACAAAGTTTTAGATAGCAGAGACTTTGGCGTACCTCAAAAAAGAGAAAGAGTATTTGTAGTAAGTATGCTAAATGGTAATACTTTTGATTTCGACACTTTAGAAAATAAACCTATGGATAACATCGAAACGTATTTATTAGATGATGTAGATGAAAAATATATAATCAAATCACCTTCGATGTTAAGAGCGATTAACAAACGTAATAATTTTGGTGGTGGGTTGAAACCGATAGAAGAATATAGTTGGACGATTACTACCAAACAAAACAGATGTCCTAATAGTGGAATCATTCCTATAGGTAACGGTCAATATAGATTGTTAACTGAATTAGAGTGTTGGAGGCTAATGGGCTTTGATGATGAAGACTATTACAAAGTAGCAAATGAACACATCACAAGAAAGAATACTACAAATGGAACATTATATAAACAAGCAGGCAATAGTATTGTTGTACAAGTATTAGAAGCAATATTTAAACAAGTGATAGCACAGATGGATACAAGACAGAAAGAGCTATCGCTATGATCCTATCAAACACAATCGACATACGCTACAAATATAAAACTGGTGGGATGAACACCAAAGAAATGGCACAGTTATTAAAGTATTATCGCCTTAAAGGATTCTTGAAGTCGATAAATACTAACAGCTTCACAGTAGCAGTGTTACCAGAGGATAAAGCACATAACAGGAAAGTAATGGAGGGGTTAAGGAATGAAAATCAAAACTAAGAAACAACTAAACTTACCACAGTTGATTGAGTGGGCGTGGGAGAACGATATTAGAGATTCAGAGTTTCAGACAGTAAAAAATGAAAGAGGAGTATTCTATGAGGTATATTTTTCTGAAGAGGGTAATTTTTGTTCAAATGATGAGTTAGATTCTAAAGACCTTTTCACTATAGAAGTCGAGGAAGAAATTACGGAAGATACAGTGTTACCTAAATTAGTAACTAAAAATATAAACGGCGGTTATAACGGGTGGACGGACAGAAGCATTGACAGCTTTATTATTGGGTATATGGAAGCTATTTATATTCCGAACGACGACTTAACAATGACTTTAATCTGGCGTGACGGAAAGCTGGTGGAGTAGATGATACCGAAGTTTAGAGCGTGGTTAAAAGACCGTGAAAAAATTGTAGATGTAGTAGAAATTGATTATAGATGTAATTGTATTATATGGATAAACGTAAAATACACAGAGATTGAAGATTTTAAAGATATCGAACTCCTCCAATCCACAGGCGTTAAAGTCATGAATGGTAAGGAAATATTTGAAGGAGATGTGGTTAAAACAAATCACGGTGAACGTGGCAGGCACATTGGTGTAGTTACATTTAGACCAGGAGAATTTATTTCAAAAGGTGTTAAACAATATGAGGGTTGTATAGAAAAACTACACGGAGAATTTGAAATTATTGGCAATAAATACGAACATCCACATTTACTAGAGGAGTGATGGCGAGTGAGTTTTATAGCTACTACAGATATGTATATTGAAATGAGAAACAAAAGAGATTTAGTAGAAGATAAATTGCATGATATGACAAAACAACGAAATTCACTAATCGATGATATAGCAGTGTTGAAAGCAAATATTAGTAGGTTGGAAAAGATAAGAAATATTAAAGATAGTTCTTTAAAAGGTGCGGACATTAAAATAAAAACGTTGGAACGTGAGAATGGGGAGTTACGTAAAACGTTGATTAAGACGCAAAATTTAGCAGATGAATTGATGGAATATCAAGTTAAATATATTAACCTAACCAACCACATACGTTTGAAAGC